CGCGCACCACTATGAGGACGAGGTGAAGCGGCTCGCAGAGAAAAAGAGGCTAAGTGATGAGGCTACCGCAATCGAGAGTCTCGCAAGTCCTACTCCGCTGCGAGTCGTGCCAGAGAGTTCTATGGGCACGGTGGGAGCCGAGAGCGGTAGCGCAGCCTCCGGCACTGCTGATCGTTCGGCATGAGGCGGTCTGTGAATCTCAGATCGTCCTGCGAGTTGGATTCGGTGATGGTCGCTTCCGGTGGTTTGGTATGAACGCCGAGTCTCCGTTCGACATGGGTGGGCCGATCAATACGAGGGCGGCATCATGATCTATCCAGTAGTGTATACGCCGGAGATGAGTCCGAGCGGGCGAGAGTTGGCAGAGCGCGTGAGCGCCACGGGCCACTATGGTCGTATATCGGCTACCCAAGACGCACTGGAGTGCGTGAACTGCGGCAGTATTTTCACGTTATCTAACGGTCCGCCTCCTGGATCGTACTGCGTGGAATCGCCTGCGCCGTCGAGGCCATCGTGAAGATCCCTCGCCGCCAGCGCGCCATCCCCCTGGTAACACTTCCGGCCCAAGCGCGCCGCGTGCTAGCAGAGAGCGCCAAGCCGGGCTGCAAGCGTTGCGTGGACGGCATCGAGCGCACACAGCGGGGAGCCCTGGCCATTATCTGCGAGTGTGCCTACGAGACGTTCCATGCTGCATCTGCGTGGCAACTCGACCAGAAGCGCCGCCGGGCCGCTGGGATGCCGCTGAGCAGCGCGAAGCTGGAGGGCGGGAAGCTCACGACCGAGCCCGAGACAGGAACTGAGATTGCGGCGTGGCAACCACAGTTGCACATTCAGGATTCCGTAGAGTAGTATCCCGTCAGTTCGCCCCGTCGAACACCGGCCCGTCCGGTTTACTGGAGCCCCTGGACCAACGAGGCCCCGTTGCAAACAGCCGAAGCCACAACCGACGACGCCCTCGCTGGCATCCGTGCGCGGCTGGCTGGTGGGACCGACTTCGCGTTCATCCGTTCCAGTTGGGTTGAGTCCGTAGATCGTTTCTGGCCATACCGCTCCACGTCTCCAGGCATGGATGTCATCGGCCGCAGCGTAGACCGGATCCTGCCGAGGCTGGCCGCCAAGTCCATTACCGCGATTGCAGAGCGTGACGACAGGATCGTCGCGTGGCTCATGCGCGACAAAGTGAAGCCGGTCGTCTACTTCGCCTATACGGTTCGTGCGTTCCGGCAGCAAGGACTCTGTCGGATCTTGCTGCGTCCGATCTTGGGTGCCAAATGGACATACGCGCATGACAGCGGGCTCGCCAAGGTGGCGGCTGACAGAATCGGTGGCGGGATGTTCAACCCCTACGCGCTCACAGACGCGCTGATGGAGGACTGATGCTCGATTTGTCGAAGTACGACGTGGAGTACGTTGCGTTCAACGGTGGCTTCGAGTTGCCGAGCCGGAACATCCCGACGAGTGCCAGAAACGGCGATGGGATGCACCTTCGCATCGATGGCGAGTATCTGATCGTCGAGGAGGACTCCGCGCCTGGCGTCATGTCGCTGATCCCGATGGCGGCAACCAAGGGGATCCGGCTGGTGCTCAAGCCGGTGGTGGCGAAGACTGAGCCAGTGGCCGACGGGAAGCCGACGTATGCCCCGACCAACAAGGGCGCACGGGTCTAGTATGCAGCGCCCGGTCTCCATTTCGCGCCTGCGCCAGATCATCAAGATGGCCAAGGCCGATGGCGTGACGTACCTGGATACCGGGGATGTGAAGCTTGCGCTCGGAGTGGTCCCGGTCTCCAGTAAGCCGTCCGAGGTCGAAGGCATCGAACTGACGGCAGAAGGCGAGGAAGTAGCGCGAACCCTGGGGATTCCGCCTGAGTTGGTTGCCGAGGAGTTCCGGGTTCACCCGACAGGTCGGCGGCACTGATGAAGCCGAATGAGACCGAGAAGAGGAAGTCAGTCCCGGCCACTGCTCGGCAGGGGCGCATGAAGAAAGCGCGCCTCACGGACGGCATGGAGGACTGGTGGAACATCGATCCGGCGAACAAGATGCAGCTTGCCGGGTCCGTCTTCTCGCGTCACCAAGAGCTTCGCAACAACCAGAGCCGGGAACTCATCGACCTGGCGCTGAGCGTCTACATGTACCACGGAGCCAGCGCGGGGCGGTTGCTAGGCGTTCTCGGCCTGCCGCAACTCACGGTCGAGGGCGGCTGGTCGGCCGTCACCGGACCGGTACACAACATCACGTCGGTCGCCATCGATACCATCGCGTCCCTGTTGTCGCTGAACAAGCCAAAGGCGACGTTCCTAACTACCGGCGGCGACTGGGGCCAGCGCGAGCGGGCACAGCTATTGACCGACTTCACGGAGGGGCTGTTCCTCCAGAACGATGTGTACCAGCTCGGCCCAGACCTGGCGATGGACGCCATGGTCTACGGGGATGGCATCGCGAAGGTCTGGATCGACCGAGCCGACGAGGAGCCGCGGGTGCGCTTCTCTCGCGTGACCCGGCCGAACCTGACCATAGACTTGGCCGAGGGCGTGGATCGCAACCCGCGCCAGATGTACGAGCGCCGGTTCATCACGCGCGACCAGTTGGCCGGACTGTTCGACAAGAGCCAGAAGCAGATCGATCGCGCGCCGCTGGCCTCCGGAGACTCCCTGTTCTACCCGCGCAGCGACCGGGCCATCACGCATAATGTGGAGGTCATCGAGGCGTGGAAGCTGCCGGATGGCAAGCGCCCCGGCAGGCACGTCATCGCCATCCAGAACTGGGTGCTGTTCCAAGAGGACTGGCTGGAGCCAGACTTCCCATTCGTGTTCCTGAAATACAAGAAACCCCGCATGGGTTTCTGGGGCATCGGCCTGGCCCATGAGTTGCGCTCGCTGCAACTCAGCACGAACCGGCTCGACGAGTACATTTCGGAGACCATTCGGCGAATCTCTCGTGGTCGCGTCTGGGTGCCGGAGGGCGCGCGGATTTCGATTTCTCAACTCGGAAACAAGATCGCAGGCGTGTTCCAGTACAGCGGTCTGCGCCCGCCGATCATCGACAACTCGAACGCGGTCCCGAGCGAGATGATCGAAGAGCGCCAGGAGAAACTGAACTCATGGGGTCCGGTTGCTGGTGTTGGCCAGGACATCGCCAGCGCACAGATGCCGGCTTCTTTGCGGAGTGGGCCGGCACAGCGCGAGAGGATGCAGTTTCAGGACAAGCGACTCAACGTCATCGAGGACAATTACGCCTACGACCTGTTCATGGGCCTCGCGCGAAAAGGCATCAAGCTCGTGCGCCGCTGCGTCGAGGATGGCGGCGAGTACGAGGTGAAGCTGAGTCGGAACGGGATTGTTGAGTTCCTGGACTTCAAGAACGCGAACATCGAAGACGAGGAAGTCGAGTTGCAGTTGTCGCCGACGAACTTCCTTGCGGACGATCCGGCCGATCGCAAGGACCAGATCGTGGACCTCGGCAACGCCGGGATTCTCGACAAGGCGCAAATGGTGGACGGTCTGAACTACGCCGACATCCGAACGCTGACCGATCCGATCACGGCTGGCGTCCGAAACAGCCGATGGATCGTGCGCGAGTTGCAGAAGGGTCGTCTGCCAGACCTGAGCATGATCGACTTCATGGACATCGAACATGGCATCCCGGACGTTCACGCGGCGATGCTGGATGCCATGCCGTTCAATCCGCCGGACAGCTTCATGACGAACTGCGCCCAGTGGCTATCGGCAGCGCAGAGGACGCAGGCCAAGAGGCAGGCTGCAATCCAGCTACAGGCTATGGCCTCAGGAGGCCCCGCAACAGGATCAGTCCCCGCCAATCCACCTGTCGCTCCGACCGCTGCGCTCGCACCAGCGCAAGGCCGAGCGGCCTAGCCTCCGAGGTCCGAATGCCGCCGCTTGATGTCGCGCCCGCCGCCGTCGTAGCCCCTGTCGCCCTTGCTCCCGCTGCTCCTGCGAAGCCATCTGGACGACGGCCGGAGTCCGAGAGGGTAGCGTCGGCTGCCGCAAAGATGACTCCGGCCGCGAAGGTAGAGATTCCGGCAGTCGTCGCTGCACCTGCTCCCGTGGTCGTGCCGCCGGTCGTGCCGGCCGCCCCCGCGAAGCCTGCCACCATGTCTGCTCTGCTGGCTGACGTTGAAGCGCTAGCCGCGAAGCCTCCGGCGCCTGTCGCGGTGCCGCCGAAGGCCGCCGCGGCTGCGCCGGCCGTCGAGACTCCCGCCAAGCCTGCCCCTACCATCCCTGCTTCCGTGCTCTCGAACGTAAACGAGATCGCCAGGGCGCTGAACATGACCACGCCGCAGTATGTGCGTGCGGTGGTCGATCAGCTTCGTGCTGCCGAGGCCGGTCAGCCGGTGCAGGAGATTCGCTCCCCGCTGGCTCCCGCTCTATCCGAAGTCGAGGCGCTGCGCGCTGAGAACGCGAAGCTGATCGAGCAGATCACCGGGGTCAAGACAAGCGTTGACGACCGCTTCAAGTTGATGGATCAGCAAGCGGCAGAGGCCAGATCTCAGCAGCGCCTTCTTGGAGCGCAGAGCTTCATTTCGCAAAACTCCGCGAAGTGGCCGTACATCGCCGCGAGCGATCAGGGCGAGATGGCTGCACAGCTTTCGGCCCTCGCGGAGCTTGCCGAATCGCACCCTCAACATAAACACTTGACAGCGGACCAACTTGCTGAAATGCTGGAAGCCGACGTAAAGCAGCGAGCCTCTCGTTACGCCCCGTTGTTCTCGTCCGCCCCCGCCGCCACGAAGTCCCCGCAGGCGAGAACAGCCCCGGCGGCAGAGGCGACGACGATCCCTCCCACCGTGACTCCGACTGACGGGAAGACCCGGAAGCGGCGCACGGAATCAGAGCGAATCGCGGCAGCATCTGCGAAGGTTCCAGCACGACGCTAAGCGTCTCCTGGCCTTCACCATCTTGGACCGTCTGGGCTCAACCATCCCGAAAGGGGCTGAGCTGTGGTCACTGCAATCGCGGACATCCTGAAGGAACTCTACTCGGACGAGGAAATCGCGTTCGAGACCCTTGACGACAACCCGCTGCTCGGTGTTCTCGAAAAGGACGAGAGCGGAGGCGGCAACGAGTTCGTCAACTTCCTCACCACCGGCTCGAACAACAGCGGCTCGGGTGATTTCGCCACTTCGGTGGCGAACAGCGGCGCGCCGCCTACCAGCGGATTCAAGCTGCCATGGGGTCAGCAATACACGACCCCACAGATCAGCAACAAGCTGATGAAGCAGACCGCGAACGACGCTGACGCCTTCACCAAGGCGCTCAAGCTGATGATCGACGGCGCGCTCAATGAGGGCAGCTACTCGCTCTCGGCCACCATCGCTGGCAACGGGACCGGCATCCGGGGCACCGTCAAGGCCGGAAGCAACCTGAACGGTGGCCAGGTCATTCTGACAGACCCCGAGCAGGTCGTGAACTTCCAGCAAGGCCAGTGGATCCAGTTCGCGTTCGTCCAGGGGGCGACGTACCAACTCCGCAACGCGACCCCCGGCATCCAGATCACCGGCCTCGACGAGACCAGTGGCATCCTGACGTTCTCCGGGGTGACGCTGACCACGACCTACAACGTGGCCGTGACCGACATCATCATCCGAGCTGGCGACATGTATGCCGGCACGGCCTACAACAACGGCTGTGGCACCACAGCCGCCAACCCTCTGTTCGCGGGGCTCGGCGGGTGGTTCCCCATCGTCCGGCCGCAGCCCGGAACCGGCGACAGCTTTGGTGGGGTTGACCGCAGCGGTTCGACATCTCGGCTGGCCGGCGTCTACATCGACGGGACGCGGTTGTCCCCCATTGAGGGGCTGAACAAGCTCATCAGCCGCACCGAGCGGCAGAAGGGCAAGCCCGGCTACGCCGTCACCAACCACTTCAACTACGAGCGGTTCGCCAACTCGATCACCGGGCAGGCGCGCTACGAGCCGGTGGAGGCGTTCGACAACGCCGACATCACCTACGACCTGCTCACCATGAAGCTCGGTGGACGGGACGTTCGGCTCATCAAGGAGCGCACGCTGTCCAGCGCGGTCTGCTACGCCCTCACACTGGACACGCTCTGCCTGCGTTCCATGGGCAAGTCCAACGCAGTCCTGGAGTACGACATGTACGGCCAGGCCGTGCTCCCCATCGCCACCGCGGACGGCATCCAGGTTCGCGTCGGTGGATACCCTGTCCTGTCGTGCCGCGCTCCGGCGTGGAACGGCGTCCTCCAGCTTCAGTGAAATCAGGGGTTTCGCGTAGTTAGCTGACACTCCAGCGAAAGGTTCACCATGGCATCGGTACGCACGACACCCCAGGAAGCTCGCGGCGACGGGACGGTCACGCTCAAGGGCGGATTCATCGGGAATGGATCGACGGCAGCCGGCGTCGGTCCGATGATTCCGCTCGCGCCCATCGGCGGCGTCACGCAGCCGCGGTGGGCTGGCTACATGGTATTCCACGACAGCTCGACCGGCCTCTACGACGTGTGGCAGGACGACGACTGGGTGGACGAGACGATTCACTTGTCGGCGCAGTCGAACGACAAGTGGTATCCGGGGTATGTCCTGATCCCGGTTTCCACGACCACTGGCGATGGCATCGTGCTGGTGAACCTGACGCCAAACAGCCTGCCTCTGAGTGTGGTCGTGACGATCAGCGGCGGTACCGCGACCGTCGGAAGCTGGGTGAACTCGTCCGGCATCCTTACGCTGACGTGCGGTTCTACCTGCCCCATCGCAACCGCCGTGGCGTACATCAACAGCCACAACACCACGACCACAACCACGACATGGAAGGCGTATGGCGTGGGGACGCTGACCGACGTGATGACCGGCAGCGCGATCACTGTCGGTCTCAACACTGGTCCGAACACGAACGGCATCGGCGTCAGCAACGCCTCGGTGTCCATCGGCAGCACGACCGCCGGGAGCGGGATCACGTTCACCGCGAACACCCCTGGCGTTGCTGGGAACTTCACCATCGTGTTCTCGGCCGACACGACCCTCGCCATCACGTCGGTCGAGGGCGGGCTCATCAATGTCGCGCTGGACACCACCGGGTCGAACAACACCAACCAGAAGATCGCATCGTTGTTCAATGCGACTGCCGCGACCCAGGCACTGGTCACCCCGACCGTGTACGGGACTGCCAGCGACCAGATGCTCGCGGCAACCGGAGTCGCCGTCGCAGGCACCATAGCGGCCACGCTGGTTGGTGCCGTCACGCCGAACGCGAACCACCTCAACGGCTTCACGATCCCGGTCACGGACCAACCGAACACACCCATCAACTCGGTTGGCTTCGTCCACTTCAAGATCCTGACGACCGAAGGCGGGGTCGCGGTGGACCGCGGGGCTCGCGCGACGCTGTTTATCCCGTCCACCACGTTCGGAGACGGGGTTCTCATCGCGTCAGGCGCCATTGCGCCGGTCGCCGCGAGCACCATCGTCGCCAGCACGACCACGACCTGCGGCGTGAGCTTCACGGCGAAGAACGCCGGGGACTCTGGCAACAACATCGCCGTGGTATTCCAGGGGCCGTATGCCAGCCTGCTCATGCCGAGCACGACCGGCGGGGACGGCATCGCGTTCACCGCTGTCGCCATCGGCTCGCTCGGGACGGCCATCAGCGTGTTCTGTGCGGCTCCGAACGGGCCGACCAGCACTTGCAGCGTGAGCGGAAACGCGATCTCGCTCTACCCGAAGACCGGGGAGACAACGGGCGGCCTCATCACCGTCATCCAGGCGTCCGTTCCGGCGTCCGCGCTCGTCAGCGTGGCGTACCAGGGCAGCAACACGGACACCATCTCGACTGCCGGGATGAAGACCACGCTGCTCTCCGGTGGCAACTCTCTGGCGACCGCAGCCGTGTCGGTCTTCGTGAACAACTCGGTTGGCATCAATGCGGCCAGCGTGATCACGGTGCAGTTCGGACTGAACGCGACCAACGCCGGGGTCACGACCGCAGTCAACACCGCGAACTCGCCGTCGGCTGCGCTCGTCACGGCGGCAAACGTCAGCACCAACACGGACTACGTGGTCGCGACCGCGATGCAGTTCCTGGGTACGACCAGCTCGCTGTTCACCGGGACCGGCACCTCTGCGGTCGGATTCCAGCCCGCGGACATCACCGTCCATGTGGCTGGTCCGGTGACGACCAAGACCACCGCGGCGTTCACGCTGCCAACTAGTTCGACCATCGCGACCATCACCGTGGCCTCGACGGTCGGTTCGCTGAATCCTGGCGCTGTCACCGGGGCATTCAGCTTCGTTGGCACCGATGGCGTGCTCTACCACGCGACTTCCACTGGTTCGAGCTCGACCACGTTCACCGCCTCCACGCCCACCGCGTACCCGTCCGTTGCCCAGACCATCCCGGTCGGAACGGTCATCTTCTCGGACATCCCCTACGCCAGCGTCAGCGGAAACGCATTGACGCTCAACCTCGGGAACCTGTCCACGAACAACACCAACGCGAAAGTCGCGGCGACCATCGTCCAGTCCAACTCGACGGCCACTCCGCTGGTGCTGGCGGCGGCGCAGGGCAGCACGACCGACGTGATCCCCATCGCCACGGTGCTCCAGGCTACGCCGATGGTCTGCAACGATCTGGTGCTCTGGACCATCGATGCCCGCAAGGCCACTTCCGGCCCGTACTAGGAGGCAGCCATGGCGATGCCCAAGAAGGATCCGCACGAGGTAGCTCGCGGCCTGCTCGGCATCATGCCGGTCCCGCAGGAGGACAAGTCGGCTCCTCCGGGGGCTCGTCAGCCTGGCGACATGCCTCTGGAGGACCACGCGGCGGCTCTCAAGGAGATGCACGGCCATATGCAGGCCGGTGACTACGAGAAGGCGGCGGAGGCCCACCACCGCATCATGTCGCATGGGGGCCACGCCAAGGAGTAGGCTGTGTCCAGAATCATCGACGTAGCATCGCTCGTCGCTCAAGCCAGGCAGGAGACCGATACGGTCGGGTCGAGGAACCCGCCTGATTCAGACCTGCTCGGCTTCTGCAACCGCGAGATGCCGTCGTGGTTCGACATCATCACTGAGGCGTACTCCCAGGACTACAATTTCACGACGGCGACGATTCTCACCGTCGCAGGCGTGGCTGACTACGCGCTGCCTGTGAGTATTTACAAGCTTCGCTTTGCAGACCTCCAATTCGGCCCCAACGGCGCGAAGATCCCGCTCCAGCCGTACAATGAGGCGCTACGGGATTCGTACTCGTTCGGCCAGCCGCAATACATCCAGGGCGGCCAGACCATCACGCTCTCGTACACCCCGACCTGCCCGGTGTTACAGCAGTACGCGAGCCTGACCTTCAATAGCGCGGACGGCATCGACGGGATCGTGTTCACGGCTAAGGCGGCCGGGAGCGCAGGGCTCAACGTCTCGATTCAGTTCACAACCGGAGCTGGCGGCGCGACCACGGTTACCATTGGATCGACGCCCTACGCCGTGGTGGTCAATCTCAAGACCGGCGGAGACACCATCCAGAACGTGCTGGCGGCGCTCGCGGCGTCTGCGGCGGCAAAGCAGGTCGTCAACGCGGCGGCGCTGACACTCGTCCAGACCGACAGTTTCACGGCTGCCATGGCGCAGACGAACCTCGGCGGAACGGTCTCATGGGATTTCGTTGGAGGCTGGGAATCGCTCATCATCGCCGGGATGGCCATGCGGATCTGCCGCCGTCTGGACCGAGATTACAGCGGGTTCATTGGCGAGTACACGCAGAAGCTGGCCGACATCAAGGCGATGGCTGTGACGCGGGACTCTGGCAGTTCCATGGAGATGAAGGATTATGAGAGCGAGAGGTCGATGCTCCCGTTCGCTCCGCCGTTCATGCGGACGTATCTGTACCGTCTCCAGGGCAACAACCTCCACCTCATCTCCACCATGCTGGGCGCATGAGCCTACCGCAAGCGCAAGTCCTTCGCGGCCCCGGCAGCCAACCAGCGCGCCAGTGCGACCTGACGAACCAGGCGCTACTGCGTCTCGGAGCTATCGTTGATGGCACGCTGCTGGCTGACGCGACGATCAATGTACCGCCGTCCCTGCCAGCCGAGGTCACGGTATCTAACCCGCTCGGGCGCGTGGCCACCGGGGCGTTTCCGGTGAAGCAGAACCAGGCTCTCTCGATTCAGTTCAAGTCCAGCACGGTGGATAAGCTGACGCTGCTGGTGATGCTCGTTCCGACCGCCGTCAACGGGGTCATTACCGGACTGTCTGGCTTGAAGGGGAACGTGACATCCAGCTTGTGGGTGTTCTAGATGACTGCTCTCCTCGCGGCATTCCTACTCGGCCAGATCCCTGGCCTCTGCACCGTCACGCCTGGCCTCGACAGCGTGACGACCACGCAGAACTGCATGAACCAGAACACGGCGATTTTGAGCACGGCGGATCATTCGCCGGGGCTCGGGACTCCGGTGAGTCCGGCAGGGATGCTGATCAATGCGCCACTCCCGTTCAACGGATGGCCGATCACTATCCTGGGCTACGAGGTGTTTGCAGATGCTGGTCACGGCCCGTCGATTCCACTGTCTCTGTGGACGGATGGGATCGACCTATTTTATGAGGATGGGAACGGCAACAAGATTTGCATCACGAAGAATGGCGGTCTCTGCGCGGCTACGCAGGATGGTGGCACCGGACAGTTCACAACGATCACCGTCTCCACGTCTGGCAAGATCGACGGCGTGACCATCGCCAGCAACTGCATGACAGGGCTCAACGGTGCCTCGTTCTGCTTCGACACTGGACCGGGAGATACGCTGATCGAGGACGTGGACGGCGGCAGTACCTACATCACGGCCGACGGTGTGACCATCGCGCAGATCGGGCCTGGCGGGTACTCCAGCAGCTTCGAGGTTGAGGCGGCGGGGTTGTACAGCTCGCTTGGGTCGAGCGTCACGGCTGGGTATGGGGCCTGCTACGACACGGGATGCGCGGGGAACACCACCGAGCTGGCTCCGAATCTGGTGACGACGGTGCCGGATGGGGGGACGGCGATCCTCTCGGTTGGCAACAAGACCACCGTCGCGCGCAAGGTGGTCTTCGATGGTGGTTTGGTCGCCGAGCAGTTGACTTCGACAGGGCAAGACACCTTCGGCGACGTGACGAGCATGGATGCGGTGCGGATCGCGCCGCAGTCTGGCGGCACCGGCCAGGCGACGGTTTCCGTAGTCAGCAGCATCGACTCCAGCGTCTCGCTCGTGCTGGAGTCCAAGGGACCGGACGGCGGAGTCGCGATCTTCGGCCACATCGACACGGCGAACAACGGCGGCACGACAACGATTTCCGACGCCGGAAACCCTTGCTTCGGATTCGCCGGAACGTCCCTCACGCTGGCCGCAGGAAGCAACGACACTGCCGGGATCATCACCTTCGTGAGTACAGACGGCGGCTCGACTGCCTGTGATCCAAACGCCCCCGTCTTCACACTGGCCTTCTCGCACGCTTTTGCTGCGCCGCCAGCCGTGACGCTCACAGGATGCGATAACCCAGCGAACGTGGTCACAGTCGGCAGGACTCTCTTGCTGGATGCTGGTTGGTTCCAGGTCGTGAACGCATCCAACCCGACTCCGACCATCAACTCGACGTACTGTTGGACGTACCATGTCCTCGGGCGCGGGTTGCTTGCACACTGACCTATGCCGTCTCCCTCCCCATCCTGGCAGACCATCCAGATCCCGTTTTCCGGCGGCCTTGACACCAAGACCGCCAAGCCGCTCGTTCTTTCCGGCCGCCTCATCCAAGCCGAGAACGTGGTCATGCGGCAGCGCGGCAAGATCGAGGACCGCTACGGCTTCGCTCCGATCCAGCATCCGGCGCTGACCAGTGCCGACTGGTGCGGCGTGCTCGGGACTGGGACGCCAGGGTCTACCTCGCTCGGCCAAGAACTCCTGGTTGGCGGCCAGGGGTCACAGCTCGCGTGGTCTCCAGCGGCGAACGGTTGGCTCCAGAAGGGCTCCGTACTGCCGGGTGGCATGACGAGCAAGACGGCTTTCGCAGGGACAGCCGACTGCCAAGCCGCCGACATGGCGCTGAACTTCCATAAGCCAACGGCCGGCGGCGAGTTCTCCTGCTATGCCTATGAGGTCGCGCAGGGCGGCGTGCATTTCTCGGTGGTGGACGACAACACTGGTCAGAACGTCATGGCGGATACGGTGCTGGACACCGGAGGGTCTGATCCTCGCGTTGTGAGCATCGGGCCGTTCTTCTGCGTGTTCTACATCAACCGGCGGAACGTCCTCGTCGTGCAGACCATCGACCCGGTGCAGCGGACGGTCACGCCTCCAGTGGTCCTCTCCTCGCTCATCACGCAGATCCAGACGTTCGACGCGCGCGCGGTGGCGAACGCACCAACGGCCATCGGGAACAATGGCCAGTACGTCGCCGTGGCTTGGTGCTACGGGGCGAGGGCTCTCGGCTTCACGATCACCGGCTTCGATCCGTGGGCGCAAGCGCAGGCCGGAGGGCTAACGGCACCGACGCTTGCTGCCACCTACGAGATAGACAATCTAGCGATCGGTGTATTCTCCGGCCACCTCGGGGTGATTTTCAGCTCTGCGGCGGTCGGCATCGAACTCCAGTGGCTCGATCTGTCCCAGGTCGCTGGGGCGCTGGTCACTCTGGATTCCGTGGTGAACCAGTGGGGCAAGCTCACCATCGGCCCTAGCGTCTCGTCGAGCTTCACGGCCTTCTGGGAGACGTTGGCTGTCCAGGACAAGTACGGGAACTTCACGACCGCTGCGGCCATCCGAACGTGCAGCGGAAGCATCGCAGGCTCGGGCACTGCCCCGGTCTTCGCCAGCCGGTCCATGTCCATCGCTGGCGACCTGTTCCGGCTCGGCGGCGCGACGTACCTGCCGGCGGTCTATCAGGGGAACTACGGGTCCGGATACACGCAGCAGTTCAGCCTCCAGCCGACCTATATGCTGCTCCGGGATGGTGCCACGCCGGTAGCCAGGCTCGCGCAGACCAACGCCGGGGGGCCGACGCTGCGTCCGCGGTGCCCCCAGGTAACGGTGGATCTCGCCGGGAACTACGTCTGGGCTATCGGTCTCGGCACGCAGCAGACGGCCGGTTTCAACGGCGTCTGGCAGCAGGTGCGATCTGTCGCGCGGTCGGTCTTCACCTACGAGATCCAGCCGTTCTCGGCTACGCTCGGGGACTCACTCTACCTGACGGGCGGATTTCTCTCGACCTACGACGGTGTTTCGTTCCGAGAGGCGAACTACCACGTTACGCCGGAGCCGCCAGCGGTGGACTGCTGCAACGTGGCTTGCTGTCGGGTGCAGATTGGGCAGGCAAGTCTTGGGTCAGTTGGCAGCGGCATCGCGTTCATCCCTGATAGCGACGATCTGACGCAACCTGGCGGGACGATCCATGATAGCGGACTGACCTTCACGGCAATCGCTGCTGGCCCGGCTGGAAACGGGATCCAAATCTACATCGCGCTTACGTCCTCGACGGCACCCACCAGTATCACCACGCTCGGCAGGAACATCGTCATCACGCCGATTACGAATGGTACTGTCGTGACCGAGACGGACGGTGGAGTGATTGCTGCATTTGCCGCCTACAACTTGGCAAATCCAGCAAGCGCCCTCGTCACAGCGTCTCTGTCCCCGGCATGCCCAGGCGGTGGCACGCTGTTGGCGAACGTCCAGACCAGTGCCCAAACGACCGCAGGAGGAGGCACCGTCTCCCCTGCAACGGCTGCCTTGACCCCTGCTACATGGACGGTCGGCACCCAGACATTTCAGGCGACCCTCAACTCCACCGTGTCGCTTGGCACCGTCGAAATCCTCGACAACGGTGTCTCTGTCGCCAGCGATGGCATCACCCCAGGCACCATCGCCGGGACTATCGGAGCGGGTATCCCGATCACCGGGAGTGTGACCGCTGACGGAATCGTAACGGTCACGATTGCGGGGCAGATGCACCCAAACCCTTCGGACGGTGGCACCATGACCGTTCACTGGAGTTCGGCTCCGCTGGCCCCCGAGGTAAGCGATGTCTATTTTCCACCCGACACCGCCAACCCCTTCGCCACGATCGTCGCCTCTGGCTGGCAGATTCGACCAAGCAGCTACGTTCTCATCACTGCTCAGTCCACGAGTGCGACGGGCACGCCGTATCTCCAGACGGACGGAACCCAAGGGGGGCCGGTCGGCTATGTCTGGTTCACCGTGGATGGCGTCGGCGCGAACCCCGCCCCCTACGGATCTGGTGGCGTCCAGTGCGCCCTGCTCTCGACCGACACCGCAGCACAGTGCGCCGGAAAGTTCCGCCAGGTCGTGAACGGTAGCCTCCTGGCGACCTACGTCACGGCCTCGGCTGTCGTGCAGAACGTTTCGCCTCCGACGGGGATATCCGCAGGCGTCACGAGTAAGGTCACGGTCACGTCGGTACTTGGCCTCACATGGTCGGCCGGTGCCCCAATCACCTACTCCGAGGACTTTCGGCTCGATGCGGACTGGCCTGGTGGAAACGGAGCCACCGGCCCCACCGGGGCTTGGATGGCATGCCCAGCCGGTAACAAGATCATGCCTGGCGGCTATTTCGTAGTCCCGACAGAAGCCTTCATCAACAATCAATTGGTCGTGATCGTCTTCTGGTTCTCAGTAGACGGGAAGGGCGCCCCGCCGGCCGTTGTCGGGGCACCCAGCGTTGGCGATCTTCTACTCCCCGTCCTCGGAGCGCTTGGCGCTTCCACCGGGTCCACGGTCCTCAACATAGTAGAGATTCCGGTCTTGAGTACGGACTTGGCAACGACGGTCGCCAAGAAGGTGATCGGTGGCGGCGTCTACCCGCTCGCAATGGCGTCCTTCGCATCCTCAGGCCCAGGAGCATCGACCTACGTCCTCTCCGGTCCCTACGGCTCCGTCATCCAGATCGCCATGTGGAACAGCGGGCGGTACGCCTACCTCACCCCCTACAACGTCTCCTGCGCTGGCTCCCTCCCGGACGGATTCTACCAGTACGACACCGACTGGGAGAGCAACAACGCGAAGGGCGAACTGGACCAGAGCGGCGTGTCGCGGATCACCAGCGTCAACGTCCAGGGCTCGGCCCCGACGTTCGACCCCTACGGCATCAAGTACGACGCGGTGGATGGCAACGGCAAGCCGACATCGGCCCTGGCCCAGAACCCGAATCAGCACGGGATGCTGCTGTGGGGCTCGAACGTAGGTGGCTGCGCGCCGAGGCTCTACGCGCCGGCCCTCTATGCCACGCAGAAGCCGTCCACGACATGGGCTCCATATCGATCCATCGTCTCTGTGCAGGGGTCCCTCTTCCGCTGCACTGACGCGGCGCAGACGTTCGGCGTTCAGAACCCAGTGACAGCGGCAGTCCTCAACCCGACGCTGGCTGTGCCGCAGGATCTTCTGACCTTCATCGACACGACGCCGGACAGTCAACTACAGAAAAACGCGGCGCTCTACACTAACGGTTCGCTCACCAACGCTCCAGTCGAGTCGTGCCGGTTCCTCCATGTCCACCGCCAGCGCATGTACGCGGTGAGCTGGGAGAGCCCGAACACGATCCGGCCCAGCCAGACGTTAAACGAGAGTAACCAGCTTGCCGTGCAGTTCCCGGTAGAACTCACCATCACCATCGACGCGGACGCCGGAAACATCATCGGGCTCGGGACGTGCGACGCCTGGCTGATCGTGTTCTGTCAGTACGGCATGTTCGCAATCGGCGGTGACGGTCCGACCGCAGCCGGGACCGGGCAGTTCTTCCAGCCGCCGAACCGGATCATGACCGACAGTGGCGGCTGTATCTCGGCTGGGTCTATCGTGACGACACCGGAAGGGCTCTGGTATCAGTCCGCGAAGGGTCTGTACTTCATGGACCGCGATCTGGTCACGTCGTACCGCGGCGCGGACTATACCAAGCTCGTGGCAGGCCGGTCCCTTGGCGCGGCCATGCTGATGCCGAACTCGACTGAGATTCGCTGGTTCTCGACGGCAGTGCCTGGGGCGGCCACGGCTGTTTCGGACTACGCTCTGTCGCTCAATTACTACGCCGCGCTCGATGCTCAGGGTCAGCCGGTCTCGTTCAAATCCAAGTTCACCAAGTGGGCGGCGAACTCTTGCTGTCTCTGGAATGGAAACCTCGTCTGGGTAGACGGGGCGGCGATCGTGAACGTCGAGACTCCCGGCCTGTACCTGGACAACGGTGCGCCGATTCAGTTCCTCATCGAGACCGCAGAAGTCCACTCATCACTCCAGGGCTACATGCGGGCCACGGAGCTGGCGCTGCTCGGTGAGTTCGTCGGAACCGGAACCGCGACCGTGGTGGTCAACTGCGCCTACGACTATGAGCCGCCATCTGCTCCGATCCAGTGGGACGAGCAGAACATCCTGAACCCTCCCAGCGACGGTGGCGGTGGCGACCAGCCTCCACTCCCGGACGGCACGCGGTTTCAGTTCCGAGGGTTCATCCCGGACTCTCCGAACGGCGGCTGCTTCCAGAGCATCCGATTCGTCATCAGCGGCCAGGGGGTCAGCGGAGACCCGACGGACGGCTCGACCTACGGCGGGTTTGCCCTGACTGGGATTCAGGTCAACGCGGGCTTCTTCCCAGGAATTGCGCGGTTGGGACCGTCTAGAACTGCGTCGTAAACCGTGGTAAGGAGGAGACATGGCGAACATTTTTGACCAGTATGGACAGGGGCTTGCGGGGGCGGCAGGGTCCGTCTTTGGTTATGGTACTCAGAACACCTCCGCCGCCGACCAACTCGCCGCTCAGGGTGCCATGCCCGCCCAGATCAACACCGCCGAGAGCGAGCAGGACCGCCAGAAGCAGCAGGCGCTCCTCGCCATGCTCACGGCACAGGCGAACGGCACGGGGCCGTCTGCGGCCCAGGCGCAACTCCAGCAGGGCATCCAGTCGGCTGGAGCCAACCAGGCGGCGATTGCGGCCGGTGGTCGCTACGGCGGGAATGCCCAGCTTCGGCAGCAACAGGTAGGCAACGCCACGGCTCAGATTGAGGCCGGCGGCGCGAACCAAGCGGCGCAGCTCCGCGCGAACCAGATGAACGCCGGGGCGCAGGAGGCGTCCGGTGCGGCCGGGACGCTCCACGCCCAGGACGCGGCTGGAGCGACGGCGCAGGCACAACTCCAGCAGCAGTACAACCAGCAAGTCGGCGGACTGTACGGCGCGGAGCAGGGGCAGCAGGCTCAGGAAGGCATGGCTCTCCAGAAGTCGGTGCTGAATGCGCTTGGCGGTGGTCTGATGGGCGGTAGCGGTGGCAGCACCACTGCGGGCGGCATCGGTAAAGCACTCATGATGGCCCACGGAGGCCGCGCCTCGGTGCCGGAGACCGCCCTGGTCGGCGAGCATGGACCGGAACTCGCCCACCTGGAGCCAGGCTCTGTCGTGGCCCCGCTCAATGCCAAGGACAAGCGGCCGGGCAGCCCTACGGCGTCGGATGTGCTCATGGCCCACGGGAAAGGCGATCCCAAGATGCTCATGCACGGCCTCGTGACACACGCGAAGACGCTCAAGAGGATGCTGAATGCCGCCTGACATCGAATCCAATCCGATTGACGACGCAGAGGAGTGGCTGAAATCCCAGGGTGCTGAAGGAGGCACATGGGCGCAGCCGGCGCCGCTCGACAAGCGCGTCGTGCGTCCGATGGATGCTCCGGAGCCGGTGAGCCCGGTGGACCAGGCGCAGGAGATTCTGGACTCGCAGCCGAATCATGCAGGCGAGGATCCTGCTCGATACGCTCCGATCAACCCGAACATGGGCGAGGATCCTGCAATCTACCAGCCGCTCAGTTCGCAGCTTGCGGCGGCGGTGCCTGCGCCAGAGACAGGCCACGTCGTTCAGCGCCAAACTCCGACACCAGCCGCACCTCCCGCGGTCACTGCATCACTCCCAACGAACTACGGCATCAGTCCGCAGACGCGAAAGGCCGCGAATCTCGGAGCCGACGAGGAGTCGGACCGAGCGTATCTGCAACGGTACGCTGGCGCTCCGGGTGCGGCCCCGGTGGCGGATTTGGAGAAGCACGCGGAGCCGGTGGATGCCCCGTTGGCTCGTCCCATCGGGTCGCCCGCTGGAACGCCGACCAACGCGCCCGATGCTGGGCCCATTGGATCGCCTGGCGAGCAGCCCGTGAATGCCTCCACCGCCGGCATGGATCACTCCCCGAGCCAGCAGGAGCTGGAAGCCATCCAGACCGATGCCGCAACCAAGAACAAAGTCGATCATGCAGACGCCCTGGCCCTCGCCGATACGGAGAATCGGCCCGGCAAGTGGAACCCGGAGGCCGTCAGTCCGAAGGGTGCTCGCGGAACGAACCAGATCATGCCTTCGACGGCGCTGGATCTTCGCGTGAACCCTGACGACCTGCATCAGAACGCAGATGGAGGCGTGCGCTACTACGGCCAGTTACTCCAGAAGTTCGGCGGCGACAAAGCAAAGGCTGCTGCGGCGTATAACGCCGGTCCTGGAGCATTGGACAAGGCGCTGAAAGCCAACGGCGGCGACTTCGACAAGGCGCTGGCCTCGCTCAAGCCGGAGACGCAGGATTACGTCAAGAACTTCAAGTCGAACCTGGAGAAGCGGAGTGGTCAGGCTCAGCCGGCGGCAGCGGAGCCGACAGCGCCTGCGGCCCAGCCCGCCGAGCCTGCCGCCCAGATTGCTGCACCCGGTCTGTTCAGCAAGGGCGGCACACTCGACGAAATCGGCCGAGACATCATCAATCCTGCTCGGGCTCTCAGAAAAGGCGGTGGGCTTGATACGCTCGGTCATGCCATGCTTGGAATCCCAATGGCCGACGCATCCACGGGCCCTGTGGGTCCGGCTGGGCCATCCGGTGCAGCAAC